TGGCTCAATATGTAGAGGAGAATCGGCTCACTATTTTAGTGAACGGACGCAAAGAACAAATCGTGAAAGAGTTAGAAATGATTAAACGACACCGCGCGGACGTGGAAGGCAAACTTATGGTAACTCCGAAGGACGTAATCAAGAACCGCGAAGGTATTTCGCCAGACGTTGCCGACGCTATAATGATGCGAATGTACTTCGAACTCAATCCAAGTTATGGTCAGTATGTTGTAGGATAAAATAATTTAGCATACATTTACAATATGAAACAAACACCACTATACACGTCACTAAAAATGACTCACGACCGCGAACGCGAAATTGTTAATTCAATGGCGACGTACTTCCAACAAGGAAAAGTTCTTGGCGACATTCTCCTTGAACTTTCACAACGCAAAGACATGAACGCAAAGGAGAAAGTATATCTTGCGTTAATGATAGGTTCAATGATGTCTAAGCCGAATGAAGAAAATTAACTAAACCTAAACTAAAATCAAATGAAAACTTTAGATTATCTATTGCCAGAAGACGTAATAAGAAAACAGGAACTTGAACTTTACATTGAAGAAAATAAAGACAAGAAAATTCCTAATAAAGAACAACCTGCAACGTATCATTTTCAATTGCGTATTCCAGATATGGAGAAAGACATGGAATGTTACGGAGTGACCGAGGAAGAATATATTAATCAGATGTTTCAAAGACGTTCTTTTTTACGTTATTGCGTTCAACCTTATGAATTTGTTGGAATTTTTGAAGACAATAAAAGATACTATGCACCGATGTTTGAAGCGCATAAAGAATTTCTTGATGTGTTAAATGAAATTGAATTTTATGAAGAAGTAGTTAGTAAAATGTACAATTTCTTTCGTAAGAAAAAGAAAAACATTGACTACAGGAATCTTTACGAAGAAGAAGATGGTATTTATTTAGGCTATCGAACTGCTCCTAATCCTAAAAATGATCCGTGGTACGATGCAAGAATGTTAGGTGTTTTAACAGGAGGTAGTCTTATTATGACAACCGAAGAATACCACAATCAAATTAGAAAGATTAAAAAAGAACTAAAAGCAAATGCAAAGAAGTAATCTGCTAACGCAAGTTGTCGCTGAATTAGAGGCGCGTGAAGCGAAGGGAATTGAGACGTATGGAACAACACTCGACCGAACAGACTTAACGCGCTCTGAGTGGCTGCAACACGCGTACGAGGAAGCGTTAGACCTTGCACTTTATTTGAAGAAACTTAAAATAGAAGAAGATGCCAGAAAGCAAGACTAAAAAAGGAATATGTGTTTACTTACACAAAGACCTGTGGAACGAGATAGACGAAAAGAGAGGTGAGAATAGTCGCAACACTTTTTTAAGTGAAGCGATTCAGTTCTCTTTAAAGTTTTATGTTCCCGAATCTAAAGTAAAATTGAAAGAACAAACGTCGACAAAATAGCGACGGACGAAGCAACAACGAGAGCGCCAGTACGGCGCTTTTTTTGTTTCTCCAATTTCTTTTTATCAGACGTTAGGTTGTTAATTTCGTCCTGTAACACATCGGTCTTTTGTTCATAAGCCTCAACCACTTCTTGTAAGTTGTTTACTTTTTCACCTTCGATGTTCAATTGTTCCTTCAGATTGTTAATCACAAGCGAATCGGAAGCAATTACGCTATCGCAGGAGTTCACCAAATGGACGACATCCACGCGAGTAATAGTATCTCGAATAATAATAGAATCACGAGTTCTTTGATAGGTGGTTTTGGCTGTAAGTTGAGCATCTTCATAAGTTCTAAGTTCTTTATAAAGTTCTATTTGTTCTGCAAGTAAGCGGTCGTACTCACCTGCGTTGTAGTTTATAATGCTATCTTGTTTTTGTACTTCAGTTGTTGCGTTTTTTGCAACAGGTTTTCCAAACCAATGATAACAAACAACCGTCCATATAATGGTTGTCCCAATAAGCAACAAAGCAATTGCAAGTATATTCTTTCTCATAAGATTTGTCCTTCGTGTATTCTTAAATTCTTCACGCTAAAATGTCCGTTCGCGCCCTTTTCAACGATAGCGAATCCGTGATTATATTTCGAATAAGGGTTGTAGTCGGGACTTAATTCACTTAAGCAACCAACACCCCAACAAGTAATGAACTTTCCGTTAGCGTCCCTCTCATTGTGTTCTGCTGTTTGGTGGTGGTGTCCACACAAAGAAGAAACTTTCGTCTTCAAGAACAACCCACGCGCTACGTTTACCGAAGGAAGGAATTGTTTTCCGAACTCGTGTCCGTGAAAGATTGAAAGTTTGCCGATATTCAGTTTGCTCTTTCCGTCAATCCAAGTAATATTATGTTTATCAAGGTGACATAAAGACGAAAAGTCGAAAGCGTCAATGTCGAATAGTTCGGGCGCTTTAATTCGCATATAACGCCAGTAGCGTTCTTCGTGGTTTCCTTCTTTGTAGTAAATATGCGCTGAAGGAAATTGACCTCGTAACGTGTCAACAAATTGACGCATCGCGTATAACTCGTCCTTAAATTTTCTTTTGCGTGGATCTTTGACAAAGTCGCTAATCATATGACAGTCTAACGCGTCGCCGTTTAGAATTACCGCGTCGCACCCTTGACGAATACCTTCGTTGATAGCAACGCTCAAAGCGTCGTTGTCTTGGTAAGGAATGTGAATGTCTGACAGGATTAAAAACTTCGAACCTTTTAATTCAACGTGTTTTCTTTTCTTCGCGTACGACTTAGGAAGCGCGTAAGGGTTAGAAGGTCTTTGTTTAGTATCTATCAATTCTTTTTGAGAGTTTGAGGTTCTACTATGTTTTCCAATTTTACCACGCACAGTTCGAACGTAATTTCTCGCATCTTCTTGCGAAGCAAATGCTTCTGGATATTCATTGAATAATTTTGAAGCTAAAGAGTGCGAAGGTGCTTCGGGGAATTTACTGCAAATCTCCGCTGCTATCTTCCGCGCTTCTGTCTGTGGTCGTGCCATTCTTTGTTTTTGTAAATCGTTCGAGAACTGTTCCTGTAAACAAACCACCTGTTAAAAGTGCGAGTGTGTCGAACATCGCAATAGGACAAACGTAATAGGTGAAGGTCGCAACGTAACTCAAAACGATTAAATTAATTATAACAAATATAGCGATTACTCGCTTACTTGAAACTTTTGAACACGAACTTAACAACGACTTCAACCAATCCTTCATAAAAACTTCAATATGAATTGAACGATTAACCCACCAACAACACCAGCTGCTGTTGCGATACCGCCTAAACGAGCGACCTGCAATCGTTGGTTCTGAATATACTTGTCGTGCTTTTGAACCTTGCTTACAAGACCTTCAATTTTCATTTCGTCGTCGCCGATAAGAACGTGGTATATACGATCAATCTTCTTGTTCAACTCCTGCAATTCCTCGTGTATCAAAGCTATTTCGTTTTCTGTGTTCATTTGAAGTAAAGTTGTATTTCTGCTTCACGTCGGTTAACTAACCCCTTAAGCACAACACCACCGCCCTTGTTCCATAAACGAAATGAATCGGCAATAGTTGCATCTAATGGATTGACATTTAATTTTCTTAATACGGACGACTTCTTAAACCCACCTGTTCCGATGTTGTACGCAAGTGAAACACAAGCGCTAAATTGATTCTCGTTGAGCGTCTGCGTTATCAATGCACGAACAGAAATAGCGAACTTGTCTACAACGTTTTTCGCTAACTGCTCCGCTCTCGCTTGCGTTATTACGTCGCCTTCTTTAACCTTCGTTCCGTCTTCGTAAAAGGTATTTCCGTAGCCAATAGTCCACACGTTAGCAGGACACAAATAAGCCTTCAATCGACAACCTTCAAAACGCTTCAATAGAGCGTAACCGTCCGCGTTAACTTTCATTGACTAATCGTTTAATTTGTTTCTCTTTTTTCAAAAGGTACTTACGAAACTTTTCTTCGTACACCTTTTGTTTCACTAAATCCTTTTTGCGCCCTGCTTTCGCCATTTGTTTTTGTGTTCGTTATCTAATCCAACCCAAACCTTGTCTTCTGTATGTATAAGAACGTCTGTCGCGTCCGTCGCTAATCTCAAAAGCATTCGACGGATAGACATTTGTTTGCGACCATATCTGTTGTGTTTCGTTCGTAGTGTACTCTGGGAAGTCTGATTGATTAAAACACAAGAAGTCAACCATTCTTTGCGTGTAGAACATTGCTTTCGAACGCGATTGATCGCGGTAGTTTTGTAAGTCGGTTTGCGTTATCGGTGTAGTGTCTTCGCTTGTGCGAATTACTAAACTTCCGTTGTCGGTTTTAACGTACAAATGAGGAAGCATTTCGTACAACGACCACCACATTATCATTCGACGTAAGTAAGTGTCTAAAAGTTCCTCGTATGCACCTGCAATATCGTCGTTTACAACGTCTTCTTTAATCTTATTGTAAAGGTCAGTTCCTAAATACAACTGCGCGTATTCGTCCTGCGCTAAATAGATAGCAGGGTACATCAAAAGAGGGTCAACGCTTCCGTTAATCCAACTGTATTTTTTTATGTAGTTTTCGTCTATTAAAAGAACTTCGGGTTGTAGTGCCATTTTTTATGAGTATTTAAGTGAACCTCTGTTTGGTGTGTTAATTGGTGCAATTCCTTCTTGACCTTTTTGCGGAACGTATGGGTTGTTACCTACACGCTTGTCATTTTCAAGTCCGTCGTTAGGCAAAATGCGTCCTTTTGAATCTCTTTTTCTAACGTAGATTTGTCTTTTGAAGATATGTCCACAATAGACCCCCCCCTTCCAGTCAAAGAGCGAATACGTTTGAGACCCCGAAGGTGCAAATTGTCCATTCACTCCTGACTTGCTCATTTTGTCAATGTCTTCGTAGCGGAATATTGCGCCTGCTTGTGACATCTTTACCATTTTCTTGCAAAACTGACGACTATTTTCTTTGATATTTTGCGAGTATGCGTAACGTAATTTGTAAAGACCTGTATCGCCCCACTCACTTTTCTTTTCTCCTTGAGCGTCGCTCATTTTTGGCATCTTATTTCGCTTTGCGAAGAACTCGCTTGTGTATTTCAACTCATTTTGTGGGTCAGTTACGTCTTCTTCGCTTACCAATTCCCACTCATTTAAGTCAATGTACTCCGCTTTTTGTTCTAAGATACTAATCCATTCCTCACCTTGCTCGTCGCTAAAGTCATTTTCAGCAACCGCAACCTTCTTCTTCGTTACAACTTTTTTTTTTTGAGCGGACAATTTAGCCACCGCGTCACCGCCTGTTTGAAACATTGACTTCGCTACGTCTACATCAAGACCCAAGAATTGAACTAAAAAGACAATGGCTTGTTCTTGTGTCAACGTACCCGCGCTAACACTTGCAACAATCTCTAAAGCACTCGCTATTTGCGCTCCGTTGTACGTTACGTCTGAAACCTTTTCAGCTACCGCGTTAGGGTCAGTTGTTGAAGTTGTGGTTGTAACGTCAATAGGTGACGTAGAATCGATTACAATTGCTTCGTCGAATACACTATTCATTTTTATTTCAACGTCGCCTAAAATCGGTGTGAACACGTCTTCGATTATACGTTGGTAAGGCTTTACAACTTGGTTGTTGAATATCTCCATACCGACAAGCATTTCGTCCTTGTTACTTCCGAAGCCGTTAGACTCTCTAATTCCGTGAATCAATGGCGACACAACGCGGTGTCCTACCATAATTTGCTTCGCTGTTTCTTCGCTTAAAAACTGATATTGTTTGTCAGCATCGGAAAGAGGAAACGCTTGTATGTCTGGAGTGCGTGCAGGATCTTCGTTGAAAGTCATTAAGAACTTTCCTGCGTTACTTGCTCCGCTCAATCTTTCTTCCCACTCACGACGAATAGCTTCACGTTCTTCTTTTTGCGGAATACCGTTTAAGAAGTTAATGATGAATGAAGGGAATAAACCATTCAAGATATTGTTGACGTGATATAACCCCATTTGATGCGACAACTCGATATAATTCAACGCACCGAAGTAGTCGGGTTTCGGGTAATACGAACTTCCTGCCATCATTCCGTGTGCGTAAATCACTTGACGCGGTTGTTCTTGCGCCTGTGAAGGATTAAACGCAGGAATGAACTCGGGTTTACCTTTCTTCGAACGTGAATTTCTCCAGTCTTTCGAATACCAAACCCCCGTGATTTCTTCTTCTTCTTTGTCGTAAGCTAAACGGCAATTCTCAAAAGGCAAATGGTTAATCTTTACAACGCGTGTAAAGTCCATTGACCATATCACTTCTGCAACAAACGCACCTTGTAACTTTAAGTCGAAAGAAATGCCTTGCAAAGCACTATCGAGAATCGTTCCTGTACCTTGTCCCTCAATCATAAACGCAATTGAGTTTGTCAAAGCGTTGTGAATTGGTGAGTTGTAGTAAAGATTAATTAAGTATTGTGGGTAAAGGTTGTCATTTCCGTAGTCAATCCAACCGCTACGATTTTCTTTTTCAATCGCCTCTGTTGGTATGTATCGGCTTAACGCTATTTGTTGAATGTTGCTCATTATGCGCCTGTATATATTACGTCTACGGGAATCGTAGGCGTTGAAACGTCAAAGTAAATTGTTCCGTTTGATAGTATCATTGAACCACGTTCAACCAAACCAACTACGGACTCATCTGTTGGGTCTAAATTCGTGTCGCTGTTTTGTCCGTACACGTCGTACTTATATTTTCCAGCGTCAGTTAGACCAACTGTTGTTAAACGAATCTTTGTGACACGTTCGTTTTCGTTTATTACGGTAACGACTTGTGCGAGTTGTTCGCCTGTCATTTCGTAAGTTAAAATAAGAAGGTAGTTTGTGAATGCAACGTTGAAGTATTGGCGACCTTCGTCTAACGAAAGCCACGCGTCTTGATTCGCAGTATTTGTATTCAAATAAACCATTCTATCCTTTTATTTGTTCGTTGAAATTACAGCACAGAGGGACGCGTTGCCCCTCTATGTGTAAAAGTTTTTTTGTCAGTTATTAGTCAAGGATTGACAAAGGCGCACCGCTCAACTTGTACGCTCTCTTTGGAGTTTCGTGAACGAATGCCAAAGTGTATCCGTTGGCGTCACCCAAAGTTGCTCCAG